TAGCCTACGCTTAATGCGAATTATGTTTGACATATGGATAAGTATTTATCAAAAAATAGATCCATTTTTATCAAACATTGAATTTATTTTTTATATACTAAATAGCTATCATTTTGATAATTCCAAATGTTGTTAAAAAATAATTGAAAAAAAATATTCTTATTTAGTGCTGGCAATGTAATTTTTTTGAAAAAATATTAATTTTTTAGACAGTGCCACCATCCAGAATGTTGGTATCTCCTGTACCTTCACCAGCAAATATGTCGGTCAAGTTTGTACCACCGCTCAATATTGTATTTCCAGTCAATGTTCCTGCAACATTCAAGTCACCATCGATCATTTCAATATTACCAATATTTCCACCTTCTGAACTCAATGATCCATTTATTGTAAGGTTTCCATTAATTGTTCCACCCGCTGCATATTGGACAGCAACAGAACCACTACCACCGCCAACCATGTCCATCATGATTCTTGTGAATCTCTTGCTTTCTTCTAGGGCTTGAGCGATTTTACCATCAGTATATTTTCTTGCATCTTGGAGAAGGCTATCCAATCTAGATTTTTCTCTATTAGACTTGTTTAACTGGTTGGAGAGTGTGTTTACTTTCTTTTCCAGTTCATTGACTTTTTTCTTTGCTTCTGTAACAATTTCCCTAGAAGACTCTTCCATTTCATTTTTCTTTTTTTCCAAGATAGAGGATACATTTTTATTTTGACTTTCCAATAAATTTTTGGTTTGATTTTTGATTTCTTCTTCCCTATCTTTAATTAACTTTTCAAACTTGGAAACAAAAGATGAGGAGAATTCCTGTTTATGTTTCTCTAAAGACGATTCAAATGATTCCAAGAGTTTCTTTTTGGATGATTCAATACTCTCAAGCATCACATCCGCCGCATTTTTCTTGGAATTTGATAGTTCTTCCAGAATCTTTTTCTTATCTTCTGCAAAGGATGAAACTTCCTTGGACACTTTTGCATTATATTCGCTAAGAATATCTTGTTTGAAACCCTCAGTTAGCTCTTCAATGTCTTTCTTGTTGGCAAGAGAGAGTTCCGAATAGAGTTCATTGATGGAATTTCTAAGCGATTCGGAATTTTCCTTGCTGAAATATACAATACTTTTCTCAACTGTTTCTTCCAAAGTGTTTTGTAATTTATTTGACAATTCATTCTCCAAGAGAGAAATCTTATTGTCTATGAAATTTTCGTTTTCGTTTGCAACCTTAAAGAATTCCGCCAAAAGCTCTTGTTTATAATTCGTCTCAACACTTTCATTAAGAAGAACCTTTTGCTTGGAAACTTCCCTCATTTCCCTTTTGAGTTTTAGAATTTCATGTTGCAATGCTTCTTCGTTCATAATATTTTTATCGATTGTGTTTTTGTTGACAATGATTCTGGAATTTTCACTTTTCACAATTTCAAATGGAATGTTCTCATAAACCTTTCCATCCAGAATAATTTCACAATAAATTCTATTCGGAGAATTGCTTTCACATAGAATGCCCTTGTTTCCCACCTTTATGTTGTATACTCCAAAAAACTCTTCCTTACAGCTTTTTGCATAAATGATGTTCTTCCCTTCCTCTGAAACAATAACATTCTCAAATGGTGTGTTGTTAATCCGAATATTTTTCTTCATTGCAATATTGATTATTTAGGGTGGAATGTTGAAAAAATCAAATTTTTGGTATAACTAATTTCGTGAAAAAGATTTTATTGTTTTTGTGTTTCTTTTTGGTTGGATGTATGACCCATCCTCCGCTTGTGGAAAAGGGTTTAAAGTTTCGTTATGATTACGATTGCTTACCCCAAGCGATTATAATGACCGAGGCATTGAAAGAAAAAAATGTGGAAGCAAAGGTATTATCAATTTATACGGACAAATGGGGCCATGCAATTTGTATCTATATGTATCCGAAAGGGAAAAACCAAATGTGGGGATGGGATCGCATATGGATGAGTAATAGAATCCGTGCATGGAAAGACGATCCAAATGGAATTGCAAAAGAATGGATGAAACTGACTTTGAGCGATGCAACATTGAAATATGCAGAATTTCGTGAGTGAATGGTTGCAAAATTACACGGATTGTGATATTGTGGAATTGTGAAAAAAATAGAAGAACTTTTGGAGAACTGCTTGCACGATGATGAAAATGTTTTGCTTGCAGATGGTTTTGAAGATGCAATATTGGGCATTGGTCGCCAATTTGTGGGAGAACCGATTGCAGTATATGATCGAACAAAATGCATTGAGATTCTTGTGGAAAGAGATGGAATGGATTGGGAAGAGGCACAAGAGTATTTTTCCTTCAATGTGGAAGGTGCATATGTTGGAAAGCAAACTCCAATGTTTGTGGAACGCTAATGGGAAAATATATTTGCAAGGTTTGTGAGAAGGAGTTTGAATGCCACCAGCAATTGAATGGGCATAGGCAAACTCATGAAAAATCCAAGAAACAAGTTGCATATGAAAGTGAACCAAGAGCTTGTAAAAATTGTGAACAGCCAATTTCTTGGAAATCTTTTAGGAGAAAAACGGCAATAGAATTTTGTTCATGTTCTTGTAGAGCAAAATATTTTCACAAAGTTAAGAAATAATATATTGAAATAGCATAGTCTAGACTAAATACTTCCATATGGGTTATACATGTGGAAGAAGGCATACAGAGGAATCTCTTAGAGAGATTGCGAAACAATTTAAAACTAGGGCAGAATTTCAGAAGAAAGATCATTCAGCTTATAGCATAGCAAGACAAAAAGGTAAAGCCTTTTTAGATTCTATTTGTGAGCACATGGTTAAGGGGTCATACTCCACACCCCAGTTAATATGTAAACATATCATGGAAAAATTATTAGGAATGAAATGTTTATATAATACAAGAGCGATAATAACACCTTACGAACTGGATATATATTTTCCAGAATTTAGATTAGCAATTGAATATAATGGAAGAAAATGGCACTTAAAAGACATTACAATTGAAAGAGATAATATTAAAAAAGAAATTTGTGATAAAAATGATATAACATTGATAATTATTGAAGAAAATAATAGAAATTACGAAATTGATGTTAAGTCTCAGTTAATTGATAATTTGGAAATTATAAACAAAATAACAAATAATAATTTTACAGATTCAAATATAAACGATGTAGATTGCTCAAATGTTTTTGAAGACATATTGAAAACAAAAAATATTGATGAAATTAAAAGAAAAATAGCAGAATGTTCTTCTGTAAAAGAATTCAGAGAAAAACATAACAAAGAATATGGTTTTTTGAGAAGAAATAAAAAATTAGATTTATTAAAAGACATTAGGCTTTCAGTAGAACATTCTGAAGAAGAATTGTTAAAAATTTGCAAAGAAATTACAGATTATTCTTATTTTTTAAAAAATTATTCATATATACATCAATGGTTCCATAAAAGAGGTTTGTTGGAAAAAGTTACTTCTCACATGAAAAGAAATAAATCTCCCTATAGAAACCATACAAATGAAGAATTGCTGAATTTAGCAATTAAATTCAACATGAAAAGTCAAATGAAAAATGAAAATTGTCCTCTTTTCCATGAACTTAAAAAAAGAAAAATATTAGATAATGTTACATACAATCCAAATTTTGAATACAAATATAGTGTGACGGTTGCAAAAGAAAAAGCATTGGAAAAATGTTTCGAGGATGCTAAAAAATACAATAATTATGAAGACTTTAAAAAAGATAAAGAGTTATATAAAAAATGTGTAAGTTATAAGATAGTAAAGAAAATAATAAACACTTTTCCAAAAAAAGATATAAATGCTATAATCTTGGAAGAATCTAAAAAATATAAAACATTTAAAGAGTTCACAGAAACAGTTTGGTATCGTAAAACCAAAATGATAAAAGGATTAATACAAAAAGTTAAAGAGCAAAACAATTGGTGTTTCTTTTCAAATAAAGATAATTTCAATTATACTAAAATGCTTCCAGAAATTATGAAATTGATTAATGATAATTTACCATTGAAAAAAATAGAAGAAATGACAAAAAGCAGTAGAAGTACTATTTGTAGAATAAAAAAACAAATGCGAGAAAATGGAATTTTGAATGTTAAGGTAAAACGTGAAAATGCTAAATAATTATTAATGAGCCACAAAAAAAAGGCAACTCGAAAGAGTTGTAAAGGCAATGGGTCTGAAGAAATTCAGGCGGTAACTACTGAAGAAAAAAAAGATAATAGTCCATATGTTCCGCAAAGGGAAAAGATAAATTTCAATATAAGCATCAGGGAACTCCCTTGGACCGAAAAACAAAAACAAGCAATCGAATTAATAACGGCAAAAGATACTAAAATTGTTTTTTTATCTGGCCCTGCGGGAACTTCAAAAACATTATTAGCGACATATTGTGGTTTAAAATTATTGAACGATAAAAAAGTAAGTGAAATAATTTATGTTAGATCGATTATTGAAAGTGCATCTAAAAGCTTGGGGGCGCTCCCAGGTTTTTGTGACGATAAATTTAAGCCCTTCGCACTTCCGTTAACTGATAAGGCTGAGGAACTTATAAAAGCTAGTGATATAAAAAGATTGTTAATAGAAGATAGAATAAAACCAATTCCTGTTAATTTTTTAAGAGGAGCATCGTTTAATGTTAATTATGTCATTGCGGATGAGATGCAAAATGCAGAGCATTTTGAATTACAAACAATTATTTCAAGAATTGGGCAATTTAGTAAATTTATTATTTGTGGTGATCCCATGCAATGTGACATCAAAGAAAAACACAAATCGGGTTTTAAACCCATGTTTGATCTTTTCAATGATGAGGAATCCAGACAACGTGGTATTCATTGTATTGAATTTGGAAAAGAAGATATTGTTCGATCTGAAATTCTGAAATTTATTGTTGAAAAATTGGAATCGGTGAAAAACAATAAATAACTCCATGAAATTCAATGATCTTGTTTCTCTAGTTTTGGAAGGAGATTTCGACCCCTACTATGATGTAGATCCCGAAAGCCTTTCAGATTTAGAAATTCAAAATCTTGAACCTCAAGTTGCGAAGAAATTATCCATAGAAGATCATAGTAAAAGAATATTCATAATAGTTTTAAACAATCAGAAATTCAAAACCCATGCAACAAGCAAGAATGAAGCTATTGGGAATATTGGGTTTAGATTAGCAAGTGATGCAAAGGTTTTTCCAAATTTAGTAATTCACAAACTACACAAGAATGGAACGAAGGTTTTTGATGATAAATGGAACATTAAATATTAACCATGAATTTCGATAAATTATGTAATTCAATTTTAGAGAGAGTATATCATGGAACTCCACATGATGTTGTTGGGACATTTGACTTGCAAAAAATCGGAAGTGGTGAAGGTGCTCAAGCATATGGCTGGGGATTATACTTCGCAGAAAGTCCAAAGGTTGCACAAGATTACAGAAGAGGACTAAGCCACAAGCATTTGATTAACAAAGTCAGAGAGGTTTACGATGAACTTGACTCTCCAGACGATGCAACCGAATTACTTAAAAGTGCTGGACTGAATCAAAAGGAAATAAATCTTGTCCAAGCACTTCAGAAAGATGATTTCTTAGGTTTTGATTATCCTCACCAAGCAGTCAATGCGGCACTAAAAGAACCACAGAATTTTGAGTTAAGCGACGAAACAAAGATGGCTATTGCAAATATGGGTAATCTTTATGAAGTGAACATTCTTGCCGATAAAGAAAATGATTTTCTGGATTGGGATAAAAACATAAAAGAGCAAAGCGATTTAATAAAAAATGTATTCAATAGTATTAAAAATATAGAAGTTAGTGAAACTCCTGTATATAAAAAATTATTAAACGTTCATGGTGAAAAAATTGCTAATAATTATATTCCAGAAATAAAGAAAAGATTCGCTAGTATTGGAAATACAGCAGAGGATGGTAAAAACTTTTATAAAGATTTATCTTTTGCTTTAGGTCAAGGTGAGAAAACATCTTCGGAATTTCTTTTAAAGCATGGAATAAAGGGTATTCGCTATCTCGACCAAGGTAGCCGTGGAACTGGAGAAGGAACTTACAACTATGTTATTTTCGATCCAAAGATCATACAAATTGTTGCACAGAATGGTGAATTTGTAATGGCATCCAAGACACCAGAAAATGTAGAAGTTTGAGTCAAATAATAGTTTCGTTTAACTATTAGGAAAAATTCTATTATAAAACTTAAGCACAAGGGGGACCAGGATCGGGTGCTTTACTTGTTCCAACGGCAACTTTTTCTATTGATCCTATACTTGCATTAAAAACTGGATCTATATATGTTGTCCATGTTGCATAAAAAGGATATGGGATATTTGATCCTGTGCCGATACCTAGTAATGGATTATCAGGATGTCCATTACCATACCACATTGCCAATAATTCCCATCTATTGAGCGTATCGTTGTATATTATCTTTTCCCCGCCTATTTCCGTATAATAAGCCAACCTTCCGTTTACCGTTACTTCTCCAAGAAAGTCTGGATGATTTGGCCTTAAAACTCTTTCAGAATTTCCCCCAACACCATATCCACCAGAACACCATCCATTCATTCTAATGTAAGCATCATCATTTGACACTTCTGGTAAAGGATCGACAAATACATATTCGGTTATTTTTGACTGCATTGTAACAGCACTATCATAAAACCCACCACCATGTTCTTCCAGTTTTTCTCTCTCTTCTTGAATCATTCTCATTCTCACCATATCAGCAACAATAGAATCTTGAATTACAGCTTGTTGTTGTTTGGTGGGTTTAACTGGTCGCCAAGTATTACTATCGGGAGGATACACAACATTTGTTCCTTCAGATAACCCATCTAAATAATGATCAAGCCAGTCCATTTGTTATATTTAGTTGAATAATAGTTTCGTTCAACTATTAGGAAATCCTATCCAATGGGGTTAAACATTAATCTAATGGGGCATCTGGACGACTACTAAAATATGAACTCATTGCCTTGCCTCTTTTTGCAATTTGATCCAGATATTCTTCCACATTGGATATGGTTTGTTCATCTTCAATAGGGCCAATAATTACATTATCGGGGTATATGTCACTAGAAGAAAGATAATCGGTTTCTGGATTATAGTCGTATATTTTATACTTCACTCTATCTTTTTCGTTTTTAGATGGCGCAATATACTTGCCAGTAGCGAAATATCTTTGTTGATCTTCTACATTAATTTTACCATCTTCGATAGTTGTTACCTTCAGAAGATGTGCATTGGTTCCATCTTTTCTGGAATAGACATACCAAGAATTTTCTTTTAGATTGTTTTTTTCAATTGCATCATAGAAATTCTCCTTTGGTAAAGAGTGAACTCCATCACTGCCACCCAAGACATCTTCCAAATAAGAATCTATTCTTAACTTGAACTTGGATTCATCATTTTCTTTTATGATTTGTTTTTTAAAAACTTGTTCGTAGGCTTTTTCCAAAAGAATGGTATCAGTCGATCTCATATTGAAATATTTAGCTTGATGTTTTTGTATTTTTTGATAAATTCAATGCAATGTATATACCAAGCAAGAATTTTGAAACTCCACAAGACCAAGAAATCTTTTGCCCACTCACGGGGGAATCCTATGTTTATATGGAATGCGATAGCTTGAGTGCAATCGACTCAAGATACCATGACGGTGCATTGGAAATTCTCCCGCAAAGGTTTTCTCAACAAGCAATAATAATTAGAAAACCCGATGGGAACATTTCCGTTTCTGTTAGAAATCCCAAAGAATAATAAATAATTGAATGCGTGATAATGACCATCTTTCTTTAGAGCTTCTTTGGGAAAAGAATGTCTATGATAGACAACTAAAAAGTGGTAGGCAGTCTGGAAAGGTTCTTGAAAGTTCAGTAGTCTTTAAGGATTACCTCCCAAAAATTCTCGATCTATTTAAAGATAAAGAACCAAAGGATGTTTCAATTCTTGATGCTGGTAGTGGAAAACACGCAACATATACATTGAAATTGAGAGAGCTTGGGTATGATGCCAAAGCGATAGACCTTCCAGAAAACATGAGAGAAGGTATTCATAATCCAGATGCTTTTTACTACAATTATGATATTGTATTTTCTGGAAGAGTCTTAAATGTTTTTTCCGATAAAAATGATTTGGAAAGTTTCATTTCAAAAATACATGGTGTTTTAAAACCAAATGGATATTATCTATGCAATCTTCCAGATAGTCCAAGAGATTTCGGCGCATACGAGGGAATGACAACAAAAGAAGGAAATCTTTTTTTGAAAGGTATTTTGGAAAAGTATTTTTCAAATGTTTCTTTCCTTGGAAATAGAAGCGGCCCTATCTTTCTTTCCAAAAAATAATCCAAATTGAATCTACGCATCCAATACAAAATCCTAACCAATAGAAAATTTTCTCAATTCCAGCTTGCTTTTTCCATATACCCTGCTAAATTATTATTCTCATGAAAGTAATCATTGAATCAATCATCACCCTAGTAGAAGAAGCAGACCTCCAAGACACCCTTGCTCGAAAGACAAAATTCGCAGACAAGAAGGTAAAGGATGAAGTAGTCACATTCGTTCTCGACACAACCGAAATCTTTAACATTGCGAAGAGCCAAGGACTTGAAGGTGCTAATACAGCCATCGACAAGGTTCTTGCAAACTATGGCAATGAATTGAAGGCCAAGTTGTCATCGACTATCAACAGCTAAAAGAAATCTTGAAGTTCCAATTTGGAACCTCAAGTGTTTAGATTTTGCAGAGAAGTTCAAATCATACTTGAACTTCTTTGCTTTTTCTAAGCAATGTGCGGAAAACCCTAAATAACTACATGATCGGTTCATTTGATAGTCTCGTTAATCTATTGGTTCTACAAGAAGGATATTTTCATGTTCCCAATAGGATGCTTGAACCAATCAAGAACGATTTTATTGAGGTCGTGCGAAAGAAAAAAACCAATGTTTTAAAAAATTATCAATTGGATTTTTCCAATACGAGTTATGATTTTCTAAATGAATTGCAACCACAACCTTCTGTTGATGTGAGATTTGTGGATGGTAAAGGAAAAGCAAAAGGTTCATTCCATGTTACCGATTCATTCAAAATGGCGAAAAACAATTCTTTTATTCAGATCGATTATTCAGCAGACAAGCATGGGAGGATTTTATCCGATGTTATTGAGCATGAGATTTTACATTTCATTCAAAAATTAATTCAAAAATACAATGTGGTGAAAACAGGATATGGTTCTTTGGGAGGTTTGCCAAGCAAAAGAATTTTGAGAAGCATTGAAAAGAGTGGAAAATCATCAACAGCACATAGTGCAATTCCAAAAGAAATGTATCCAGATTTGTTGTCTGCCATTCGGGAATTGGAAACCATGTATGAAAGACAAGATGAATTTTCCACAAAAAAACAATTCTTTTTAAATTTTCTGAAAATGGTAAAAGATAAAAAACCAATTGGAAAAACAGCATACTATGTCTTTTCTGATGTAGAAGATTATTCCAAAGAACTTTACAGGGATTTTGTGAAGAAAGCGTATGTGAATTTTGCGGAGGAGTGAGATTGTTGTTGACAGGTTTTGTGGTTTGTGGTTTAATAGGTGCGTTCAATCGAACAACCAACCAACAAAAACCAAATGACCACACTTGATAAACTAAAAAACCAAAGAGATTGGATTGCACACATTGATGATGAGTGTGATCTTGGAAACGGATACATCGTCACTTTAAAACAGCCATTTTGTTTTGTGGATGATCCTACTTGTGGAGTCCGTGCATTCGATACAATTTCAGAATTAAAATCTGAAACAACTAAATCATCAGTATATTAAAAACCAAATGAAAAAAACAACAGCACTTGTCTTGAGGGACAAGACCAGCATGAGAATCATTCACATCATCGTGTGTGAAAATGAACAAGACACATCAAAGTATATCTTGAAAGACGATCCAAAATTGGACTATCAGATTATTCCAGATTGGGAATCTGTATGTGAAGCAGTCAACCACTATAAAAAAACCAAATGAGAAAACACCAACAACCTTGGGATAGACTCACCATGAGTGAACTATCCCAAGTTATGCACTACTCTACTGGATATGTTTCCCTGTTCCAGAAGAAAACAAATCCGTTTAAGATTGGAACTCCGTTATTCAAAATTTGGAACAAGGCAAAAGGGGAAGTGAAAAAATTCTGAAAATATTTCTCGACATTGAATGAACTACCTGTCAGAATAGCCTCGTTCAATTGAGAACAACCAAGACAAACAACCAACCAACAAACCAAAATGATACTCCAAGATAAAAATACAGATGTAGAACAAATCGGTCAACTCTCCGAACAAGCAGAGTTTTCAATCAAGGCATCCAAGAAAGCATTTCAAATTCTTTCTGGATTGTATAGTGATCTCCCTCTCGCAATCGTGAGGGAACTTGTTGCAAACGGATGGGATTCGCACATTGTCGCAAACAAGAAAGATGTTCCTGTCCACATTCATCTTCCAAATGCCCTTGAGCCTTGGTTGACAATCCAAGACTTTGGAACTGGTATTTCCCACAAGGACATTTACGACATTTACACAAAATACTTTGAATCCACAAAAACAAATACCAATGAACAATGTGGCTGTCTTGGGTTGGGTTGCAAAAGCCAACTTGCTTATACTGATAGCTTTATATCGATTTCTATTACCGATGGAGTGAAGAGGACATACAATGTTTTCTTCAATGCCAATGGTGTCCCTTGCATTTCTCTTGTGTCCCAAGAAAATACGAATGAATCCAATGGTCTTTCAGTCCAAATCCCAATCAAATCAAACGATTTCGAGAAGTTCCAGAATGCCACATATCGTGCTTGCAGGTATTATGAAGTAAAGCCAAACATTACTGGTGGAAAAATCGATTGGAATATCGATAAGCCAAACTTCGTTGGTTCATTCTGGCGTAGTTTCACAAGCCTCAATCAATCCTATGCATTGATGGGCAATGTTGCATACCCTATCAACACATATCAACTCTCCTATGAGAACCAAGACATTGCAAGGAAGGCAGGATTGGTTATCAATTTCAATCTTGGGGAACTGGAGATCACTCCATCGCGTGAGGATTTGACATATAGTGATTTCACGATCAAGTCACTCAATGACAAAATCGAATTGGTAAAACTCGACTTTGCAAAGAATGTGGAGGATACGATCAAGACAAGTCCAAACCTTTTGGATGCAATGCTGGCACTCTGGAAGCTCAAGAACGATTGGAGTTTCCTTAATTCCGCAATGATCAACGGCAAGGTTCATTGGAACAAAGTTGAGATCACAGAACCAAGAAGTTCCATTCAGAAAATTGCCCCAACTCTTGTTTCCTATTCCAAAAATCGTTGGGGTCGTAAGAAGTATAGTGAGTCTGGTTTCGCCGCACTCCATAACAATGCCGTTTGGTATGTGAATGACCTTCCAAAGGGTTGCCAGAAAAGGGTTATCCACTTCATCCGTTTCCATCAGAATGCGGACATTGCAATCAATGTGGTGGAGAAAGTGGAAATGGATGCCCTTGTGAAGGCTGGATTCCCCTCCAGCATCTTCACTCCAACATCCACACTCCCTGCCATTGTTGTCAATCGTGGAACTGGTGGAAAGAACAGCAAGCCAAAGGGAATTATCAATCTCTACAATTCCGATGGTTATAGCTATCGCCAATCTTGGGAATCCGAATCCTTTGATCTTGCAATCGATACAGCACCACAATACTATGTCGTAAAGGACAAAGAGGGTTGGAGTTTCAATGGTGGAAGTCTAAAAGATTCGGATGGAAATGTATTGTTCCATCCAACAGGAAAAGATGGATTGAAAAAGATTTGCGAGTTCCTTGGTATCAAGAACGATGATGTTAAGATGGTATCTGTCAACAATGCAAAGCACATTGAGGCACTTGGTAGTTCACCTCTCAAGGACTTGGTTAATTCCAAGGCTATCAAACTCGACAAGGAGAAGATTGCAATTCTTAAATCGATCAACCAGCACACTATCAAAAATGTATTGAAGCACAAGGATTACAACAAACTCTCTGCAAACAATCCATTTAAGATTTTCATTGAAGGGTTGAAAGATGTGATGCAATATCAGAATCCTCTTAAAAATCTTTCAGAATATTGCAATATTGAGAAAAAGGATTTGACATTCCCATCGAAAATGGTAGAGTTGCTCCATACCTCGCTTGATAGCTGGCAAGTGGGGATCGACTTGACGCTCAATGCGGCGGTCGAATTAAACTAAACCAGCAAAACAAACCAAACCAAACTAAAATAATAGTATGTCTAATACAACCACACAAACACCAGCAGTTATTATCACAGGTAGTGGCCGAATTGCCGCTACGATCAACGGACAATCTTATACGATTGATAACGATCACCCCAAGTATCAGCAAGCCTTGGATGCTCTGCGAAAAAAGGATTGGAATCTTTTTGTAGACTTGGTGAACATCACAAAACAGGTTAATTCCTATCTGTCAAATAGTGGAGTATCTGTTGTGGATGGTGCAGTCACCTACAATGGCGAAGTGATCCACAATACTCTCACCAAGAGGATTCTTGCATTCATGCGTGATGGATTGCCCTATGAGCCTCTGATTAAGTTCATGGAAAATCTCATGCAGAATCCTTCCCATCGTGCGGTGAACGAACTCTATGACTTCTTGGAAGCAGGAGAATTGCCAATTACGGATTCGGGGGAGTTTCTTGCATATAAAAATACCCGAAAAAATTACTACGATATTCATTCTGGAACATTCCGAAACCAAGTTGGAGATGTTTGCGAGATGCCTCGTTATCGTGTGGATGAAGATAAAGACCGCACTTGCTCAAGCGGATTGCATTTCTGCTCCATCAAATACCTTCCACACTTTATAGATAGTGATGGTGGGCATACGATGATTGTAAAAATCAATCCAAAGGATGTTGTGAGTATCCCGTCGGATTACCAGAACACCAAGGGTCGTTGCTCCCGATACGAAGTTGTTGCAGAGTATACAGAGGATTGGCGAAGCAAACTTGATCGTGGAGAAAGCGGATGGAACTCCCCACTTTATTCATCCAATGGTCAAGAGTATCAATGGGATGAGGACGAGTATGGTGATGAAGATAGTTATGATGATTCCGATGAGGATTATGATGACGAGGATGATTCTTCTAATTCAAACAATGATTACTATGGCATCAAACCAAGTGGACACAAGTTCCACAATGTGAGGGACAATACAGGAAAGTTCACAAAGAAATCTTGGTAGTGGTTGGTTGGTGGAGGGAGGGTGGTTCCTCCCTCCACACTTTCCAATAATAATCATTGACAACAAATGCAATTTCTGCGAGAATCTTTCTTGTAGTTAAAACAATCAACCAAAACAAAACCAAATGAAAACTGAACAATTCAACGAAGAAGAAAATGAAGTCGAACCTATCGATGGATTCCTAAATAAACTGAAAGGGAAATTTATGAATAGTAATGATGAACAGGAATTTAAACCACTATCAATGAAGAAAGCATTTTGGGTTGTGGGAGCATTACACGCATTCGCTATCGGCGGAATTGTGTTGTTCTCTGCACAATCCAAGGCAAAGGCAACACAATCCGCACAAGCCTTGGAAGACAAGAAGTTCTTGGATTCTGCACCAATTGTTGGTGTGGAATATCCAGAACCAGCAAAGGTTGCGGCAACTCCTGCACCAAAGCCAATTGTTCCTGTTGTGGAGAAGAAGGAGGTTGTTGCACCAGTTCCAGCAAGCCCAAAGGTTATTACGAAAGCCCCAAGCAAACCGAATCCAGACTATCCACAACTCTCTAAAGAATATGTGGTGAAACAGGGAGATACATTTAATAAGATTGTGAAGAAGTTTGGACTCAATGCAACAAGACTCAAACTCATCAACGGAATCAAGGATGAGAATAAACTGGCAGTTGGTCAGAAATTGAAGTTCATGTAAGGAATTTCGTTTAGGGTATTGATGTAAGGTTCCCGATGATCCAAAATCGGATAATATTAAAATTTTTAGATTTATGATAACAACAACAGCAACAAGCACAACAACAGAAGAAAAAGTATACAACCTCACAAAAGAGCTTGATGAGATGAAACAACGCAAGAAATCCTTTTGCAAGGCGTATAATGAAGAAATTAAGAGGATTCAAGCAGAGATTAAAGACCTAATTGCACCAGAGGAAAAGGTAGAATTGCCTTAAAGGTTTGGGGTTTGAATGGTTCCCGATGATCCAAAAATCGGATAATGGATTTTTGAAAGTTTATAGTAAATAGTTTTTTTAAAAACCTACTAACGCACAAGGTGTGCGAGCGGATTGTTACTCCGTCTGAGCTTCGTTCGATTCGAAGAGTAGGTGCTTCCATATAAGAAGGTTATCCAAACCTTGTAAAAATAATTGGAATGGATTTTTGATAGAATAAAATTATGCTTGGATGGCGGAATTGGCAGACGCACAAGACTGATTAGTATTTTAAAAATTTTTATAGATTTTTAGTGTCTTCCATATAAATATAGTTGTATGGAAAATAAAATATGTAAAAATTGTGGATCGCCAAATTTAGTAAAAAACAGAAAAATTTGTATTGCTTGTAATAGATTGCGTTGTTCAAAATATTACCCAAATGTAGTAGATAAAAGAAGGCAAAATATACACAAATGTAATATATGTGATTCTGATTATATTAAATGGAGAAAAACTCAAGTAATATGTCCTAATTGTTACAAACTATCTAAAAATACTGGATATAAAAACAATCAGTATAAAAAAGTGGGTTGTAGAGATGAACATAGAGTTATAGCTGAAAAACTTCTTGAAAGAAAATTAAACTATAATGAAGTTGTTCATCATGTAGATGAGAATCCAACAAATAACAAATTAGAAAATTTGTGGATTATGAGTAGACATAACCATGGAAAGTTGCATGAGTTTTTAAGAATACAAAGGGTCGCCTATGAGAAATCATTAGGTAAGGATTCCGTAAATTGCTGGAACATCTTTAGAGACAATCAAACTACAGCGTGGTTGGAAACAACGAATGCGAAAGTTCAAAAATTGATTGAATTAGACAATCAGCAGTCAAGCACCTTAAATGGTGAAGATTCAGAGACTAAACACGGAACATCTGAACAAGTAGAGTTGAAGATGAAGATATAGTCCAAAGTAAAACAAAGTTTCCACGACTTTGATAATCGAAAGATTATTAGTTACTTGTAAAATCTTGTGTCCGTAAGGGCGTGAGGGTTCGATCCCCTCTCCAAGTAAATATTTATCAATAAACAACATACAAATGCTAACATTCAACAAAACATATTTTCCCAAAAACAAATTCATTTTTGCATTATCTGGTGGTTCAGATAGTATTGCGGCTTGCCATTTCCTGCATAAAAAAGGATTTGATTTTTTAACAATCCATGTGAATCACAAATTCATTCCACAGGATGATGAGATTGCAGAAAATGTCACAAGGTTTTGTTACAAGAATGAGATTCCATTGTATATCATGGAATCAAATGCAAAGTATGATAAGGGAAGCAAAGAAGATTTTTGCAGGAATGTTCGATATTCTTTACTTCGCAATTATGCGGAGAAACAAGGATTCGATTATATCTGCACAGCCCATCATTTGGATGATTGTGTGGAGTCTTATTTTTTGAATTTTTTGAAAGGATGTCCAGAATTTGTTCCAATTCATTATTTCTGCAAGTATCCAGAGGTTTCTATTTTTCGCCCATTTTTGTTGAACAAAAAGATTGACTTTGTGGAATATTTGGAATACCATGATCTCACAAAATTCGTAATGGAAGATAGCATGAATAATGATTTAAAACTTATGCGTAATTGGGCAAGGAAAGTTGTGTTGCCTGTGATTGATGCGAAGTATGCAGGATTGCATAAAGTTGTTTTTAAGAAAATGAAGAAACATCTTGACGATGTTGTGAAAGAATGATATAGTATTTTATATTCTCGCATAGCTCAATTTGGTTAGAGCAAAAGTCTCATAAACTTTAGGTTTCCAGTTCAAGTCTGGATGCGAGAACCACTTACAAAGTCTCAATCGTTCAATGGATAGGACAGAAATCTTCTAAATTTCTAATGAAAGTTCGATTCTTTCTTGAGACATTTACCCCCCCTTGACATTCCCATCCAAAAAATATAACATACCCAACAATGTCCGATAACAACATAAAACTCATTGGAAATCACAAAGGTATTGAAATCAAGTTCACCATTGATTCCAAAACAGAATTACAAAAGGCAGTTGAACACATTGAAAACTTTTTGAAATCCGTTGGTCACGATTTCAAATCACTGGAAGTTAAAAAATAATAAACATCAATGCAAGCCTTGACAAACCCAAAACTAAATGCTAATATACTAAACAATGAAAAAATGGTTTCTTTTCGCAGAGGTTCTGGTTTTTTCCTTGTTCGCATTAATAGATATGCACAAAAAAATAGCCGCAACAATTCTAATTCTCGCCACAATAGCGATGTATTTTCTAATTGAATTTTTACTCAAATGACACAAAATACAGAAGAAGTCACAATTGAAAAACTCCGCAAGAGCGGATACAAGGTTCGTGTTTTACAGAACCTCATTAGTCCAGATGATGTATATGCCCACCTTGCAGGGAGAATCACAAGGATTGAAATTCTCGATCCAAATGGAAAAGAATGGTTTGGTGAGGCTCGTTGCAGTTACAAGGACAACTACAACCGAAAGCTAGGGAATAAGATTGCACTCCAAAGAGCAATCAAGAAAATGTGGGCTTGACATATTTTTCACAATGAATTATACTTGGGAGGAATTAAAAGTCGGGGATTGTTTCACAACACATAAATCCTCAAACGACCACACATATCAAAAAATTGATTCAGATTTAAATAAACCCTTTAATTGCGTATTACTGAAGAATGGGCAAAGGTGCAACATCTATACGCAAAATCAGAATTTTTCAAAAGTCGAAGTGGCTTTTGAAATTGCAAGAGAAACAAACAACATAAATGTATAAATAAAAAATAAAATGAATCAAACATCAAAAGAACTGCTACGCCTCTTCATTGAATCCGTATTGGACGATGATTGTGGAATCAATAAGGAATCCCATTCCTTGCTCATGCAACTCCTTGTATCAGATAAGGACATTGCAAACATTCTACATGAATCTTTGGAGCTTATTAGGCAAAATGCAGATGGTCGATTTGTTCTTTAATTAAAATTTCGGTGAAAATTCCTTGGGCATAGTCCTTTGCCGAAATGGACATGATCGATCTGTTCTTGGAATTGCGTTTCGAGGGTGTGCGCTGAAACCCTCACTTTTTTTCATGACTATTAATCTAAACAAACCAATCAATTTCTTTTTTCCAATTTATTTTTTAGTGGCAATCACACTAGGATATTTTAATCTTGTGTCTTGGTGGGTTATTCTTCTATTCTTTCTACACGATATTAAGATTGTGAAAAAGGAAACAAAAAAAGATGAAAATAATTGAAGCATTAAAAAACAACACGGCATACACATTGTTTGTTGTTGGCATGGGTTGGGCTTTTCTCATTGGAGTCTTCACGGAGAAAGTCTTTTCAAGAGAGGGAATTCTCAAAATGCAAAATGAATGCGTCAAGAGAAGGGTTGCTGATTTCCATTTCACAAAAAATGGGGAAATGGAATTTCGTTGGAGAAAATATTAAAAAACATTGACACATCCATTGAAAAAATATAGGATGTTCCCATGTTCACAATAATCAAATACTCAATCGCAGTTGTTCTTGGCATCTACATCTACAACAATTTTGTCGATACCAAGAATGTGGAAAACAAACCCAAGATTGCAAAGTCCATTCCAAAACATCGATGCCCCATCGATAAAGATGCTTGCAAGGTTTGCGGTATCAATGGTCATTCCAAACCAGTAAAGAAAGAGGTGGTTCTATTTCCAGAAGAGGGGCAGGTTCTCACAGAGAATCAAGTCAGCATCAAGACACCAGAAGGCAAGGAGGAATACCGCAAGCAGATGGGTTGGCTCATTGACATTTGCGATGAGTATGCCCTCAAAGAATACCAAAAGAAACATGGCATCAATGTAGGAGAAACAAAATGAAAATCGACAAACTAATCAAAGTTGGAAATCTCCCCCAAGGTAACATTCTAGTTGCAATCTTGGAAAAGAACATCCTTGATGAAAAGAAATGGAAGGGTATTTTACAGACAATTCCAGTTGGAGTTGGAAAAATTGGATCGGTTTTTCGTTACATCGTCCTTGCCCAAGATGCCATTGAATTTGGAATACCTTACAAAAAGATTCAAGAAGTTGAAAATTTCGTTTGACATGAATCCCCATTTCTGCGAGAATCTCTCCTGTAGTTAAAACAACCAACAAAACATATGGAACTGGAATTTGACAAACTGACAAGTGCCTTGAAGACAAACGGAACCTGTCTTCAAGGATCGATCAATACAACATTTGCCAATCTGGAAAAAACATTTGGAGAGCCTTTGTATCCGAACTCTGGTGATGGAAAGGTTATCTGCGAATGGATTCTGGAATTTACAGATGGAACAATCGCAACAATTTATTGCTGGAAAGTTTCACAAGTTCCCCTTGGAGAATACAATTGGCATATCGGTGGACATTCCGAAAAAGCCGTGGAAAATGTAAAGAAATTCTTATCGTGAAAACAATTACAATTCTATTATCAATCATTGCAATGACAGGTTGCACCACATTCAAAGACACCAAAAGACAAGCGAAATTGGATTGGTATAATTTCAAAAAGACAATTGAATATAACAATAAACAGCCAGCAGTATATTCAAAAAATTATTTTTGATGTTGACAACCCTTCCCTAAAAGATTAGGATATGCACCATAGTTCAAATCATACTTGATCTATTCAACAAAATCCAAACAACCAACCAAATAAAACCAAATGAAAAAAGTAATCGAATGGGGAGTATTCGTTGAACATGAATGTGGATCAACAGCAGAAATTATCTTGCCCGATGAAATATCACAAGCCATTTCAAAATATCTTGATTCAAATAAAGTCGAATATGTTCAAGAAACAGAAGGAAAAATAACTTGGTAATTAAAATTAAAAATGAAATTTAATACACCATTAGTAATGCATGGAGACAATGGACACGATCCAAAACTCATTGCGAAATTCAATAAAATCGGAAAACATTTCGATACAACAGAATTGCCAGACTTGTTGGAATCTTGGATGGATGACCAAGACTTGCAGGATTTTACACAAATGCTGGAGAAAAGACATTATAGTAATTTTAACGAGTATGTCATTGAATATAACATTCGTTCCCTTTGTGGACAGAAAGCATATTCAGCAGTCATTCTTGATGTAAAAAAAGAGTTTAATCAAGATACATTTGACGATATGCTTTCCTATGATGAAAGCCTCCATGAACTTACAAGTGATGGTTCAATTTATTACCTTGAACAAGACCTTGAGGGTCGGAGAGCGGATAAAGGCAATCAAGGTGTATTCTATGATCGGGCATGGGTTCGTTCTCCACAAGAACCAAAAGAATTTCTTCGGTATCTTGAAGCGAATCTTTAAAATAATTCTTGACCTTTGCGGATATTTCTGGCAGAATACTCGCTCAACAATCAACCAACAAAACCAAAACAATGACAATAGATGAAGCAATCGAAAGATTGAAAGAAGCTAAAGATGAAGGGGTGAAGAACATCATCCTTGCATTTTGGGATGCTGAAATGTTCCAAACGGAAGATGATGCTAAATGGGCCGACAAAGCCGATGATGTTGAAATGACATTTGATTGGTCAAACACTCATTCGGAATTACAAACATACCTTGAAACACTATGAACAAAGATGAAAAAATAGTTGATGCAATCGTCGCATGGTTGGCATTGCTCTGGATACTATTCGGAGCTTGCATGATCGGCTTGACACTAGCAATCGTTAAAGGAATACTACTTGCATTCGGAATTGAAACCAACCTTTAAAAATATGAACGAAAAACTTTTAAATCGTTTTAACCGAGTCCTCAAAATCTATACAAAGGAAGACATTGCATTGTATCTTCGAGATTACTTTGAAGAACATGAGATTGAAGGATTTGTGGATATGTTGGAAAACAGATTCAACGAATTTGTGGTAGAGTTTAATGTTCAATCCGCTTGTGGAACCAAGTCATATTCTGCGACAATCATTCCAAAGGAGAAATTCGGACAGGAAATGTTTGATGATATGATTTCCCATAAACAATTCGGGGAATATTATTTGGAACAGAATTTAACAGGAGAACGGAGAAACAATAAATCCGTTGTTTATGATCGGGCATGGGTTAGAACGGATAAAACCCCACAGGAGTTTTTGGAATACTTGGAGGATCGTCTGTGAGTTTTAAAATCCAATCGAAAACAATGTTTGGTTGGATGGATGTTGCAGGGACATTTACAACTATAAAAGAGGCACAAGGTAAAATTAAGCCATTGGAAGATAAACTATTCTATTTTCCATTTACACAAGAATTATTATTGCGAATCGTTGACACAAACGAACAAGCGATCAATGATGATTTTGCATACGAACTATCCGAACTATAAATAATTCCATGACATTTCTGGAATTATGGAATTTACTTCAAGAACAAATTATTGAAGAAAGCGTGAAAACTCTTTCAGATGCGTCCATAATTAATGGCGAAATAGAAAATTTGGAGAAACTTTACAGAAAAAAAGACAAACCAAAATTTAAAGAAGAATTGAAAAAATTAAAAAAACAATTCATGTCTTTACTTGTAAAAGAAAATTACAAATCACTTCTTTCAAAATATTTCCCACAATTAAAAAACGAAACAAAAAAAACAGATGATGAGTTTCAAAACATATTTTTCAATACACCAGAAATTTGGGAAAATTTCGATCCACAAATGTTTGTGGATTTCTTAAATGATTTCGACGATGCCTTATATTATCTCGCAAATAGAAATCATGGAGAGAATCGCAGACTTCGTTTTCTTTCCAAGGAATACTTAAAGTATTGACAGGTATTTCACCTTCTACTATTATAGTTCATTATGGACACAAGAGCATTTCGACTTGGCTTCAAGGGCGGAAGAATTAACGAGGAAGAGAATACTTATGTGCGTGAGAACAAACGCATTGAGTATGAAACAGGATTCTCCGAGGGTCTTAAACAATTCAGCAAGAGGCATATCAAAAACAAACCACAACTATTCCACAATACTATGACAAACCACAATAAAAAACGAATGACAATAGCCATAACCGATGGTGTAATTCACGATGTTATAAGAGAAAATACTGATTGTGAACTTATTATCCATGACTATGATATTGAGGGTCTTGATCCAGAATCCAACATCCATTGTAAAAAGGATGAAAACGGAAAGTGGTATCAAAAAGTAATTGTGGATTGACATGAATCAAATTAAAGAGTATATTCCAATCATGCAACCATTATTTGCCATATATAAAGAGGAAAAGGGAGAATGGAAACAGGATGAAACCTTTGGATATTTCCATCAGAAGATTGATGCGGATGAAAAGATTTTTCTTAAAATAGAACACAAAGCAGATTTTTGGACAAAGTATAAAGTTGTTCAAATTGAAAAATAAAATGGAAAAAATTGGATTGGTTTTAAACTTGGGTGGAGAACTTGTCCGAGTTCTTTTTGATGGGGAAGCGGTGTATGAACCACTATTCCCCACAGAAAAAATCGTTTCAATTAAAGCACCATGTGGAACTACCATAGGGCAAGATATTTTGGTTGAGATTTGCAAGGCCAAAATGTCACAAATAGCCTCTGAAATAGGATAAATACTAGGAGAAAGAACAATGTGTAGTTTTGAAAAAGGAAACAATGGAATCGGCAAAATTGTATTGGTTAAGGTATTTCCCTTTGGCGGAAATGCCGAGCCTTGCCGCAGTTGTTGCCGAGGCATATAGGAATAAATTAATAGATGACAACCAAGCACTTGCGGCTATGAAATTGTCAGAAAAAGATATTAACGAATGGATAAAGACCAACAAAAAACTAAACAAACAGGAAAATTGAAAACAATTCTAAATATTTCCATCATCACCTTCATGGTTGCTTCTTTGTTTTTCGTTCCAGATTATGCAGTTGCAATTTTAGTGGTTCTTCTCTGTCTTTTTTGTGTGAAGGTCGCAAATAATAATTGACAGGGTAAGGGTAATAGTATATTCTGGTCTTAAATCCGAATATGACAATATCAAACTACATTGAAAAGAAGTCGGAAGAATATGTTTCACAAGATTTATTCTCCAACCTAATCGGAGAACATAAGAAGATTCTAAAGATGCAGATTGAAAGGGATATCCTTTTTAAACTTTGCGAGGAAATGTATTCTCTTATCAGCATTGCAAAATATAGGTTTCCAGAAGAGAGTGACCAAAAGCCAATGTTGGAAATTGTTGCAAAAATCGAAACAGGAAATTAAATGGAAGAAGACATTTGCAATTTTGTTCCAGAGATATTGGAAACAGCAAGTGTAGATGGAAAAGAAATTCCTTTAGAAGAACTTAAAATAGAATCATTTGAAGTGGATAACAATGGAAGGGAAGTTGTTACATTTACACACAAAGGAAAGAAAAGAATATCATTCATCAACAGACAAATACTAAAGTGAAAACAAAACAATACAAACCAAATAGCGGAGAAATTCAACATGGAGTCCTTTCTTGGATTTCTATATATCCACTTGCGGAACTGGATGATTTTGCATCTTGCATTGCTTCCAAGTATCGGAATGGTGAGATTCAGTTGTCCGATGCTGTCAAGCAAATGTTTGAACATCAGCACAAAATTGAGGAATGGGTTATTGTGAACCACCAGATTGAAGAGGTTCTTGGAATCATGGAGGAAGTTTAATGAAAAGGATTTACCAAAAGCAAAGATGGTTTAAAGATGTCGATTTGCTAATGGATACATTCACAGGAATTGCGATGCTAATGGGAACTATTTCTTTTATTTCCCTTTTGTTTTTAATTCTTTATTTGGATTTTTAGGTCTTGTCGCCTTTTTTCCAAGAAATTCTTTTAGAACCTTTTTTCAATCTTTTTCTTGAATTGCAAGCACTTAATGTGGGACGGCAAGCAGGATAACCTTTTCTTTTTTCACCTTTTTGTCTGCCACATGGTTTTTTAGTTCGACAATCCAACCAACCTTTGCCCTTGTTTCTTTTAAACCACCCATGCAAACCCTCTTTTTTTTCTAAATCGAATTTACCTTCTTGTATAAGAATCTGTTCAACCAATTTATCAAATTCTCTTTTCATTTCTTTTTCTTTTTCCAAATCTTTCCCTGTCTGCATTTTACGATAGCCCCACTACGATAAGCTGAACTTTTCTTACCATAAACTTGTGCGGCTTTTTTTAAACATCTATCTTTCTTCTCAACAAGAAACGAATTAACAAGATTATCAAAATTCTCCAGCATAAATATATTTAGACATGAAAGAAATAATTTACAAGTTGAGTTATTATTTCTGGTTGGGAGTTTACTACACAATGTATTTTCCCGAAATTCTATTTCTTTTTTTGAAGAGGGAATGGGAATACATGAAAAAGATTTTCAGAGAATTTCTTTGACATGGTTTAATTTATTATTTTATTCCATTTTCTTTCCATTTTAGGCACATTTATTTTTAATAATGCTTTTAATATGTTTTTGTATTTATATTTATCAGATTTAAAATTTCCACACAAAGCTAATGTTTTTACTAAATTATTTTTTGAACAGCTTTGTCTTGGTTTTAAATTAAACGATGGTTCTATTATTTTAAATGTATTACAAATAAAATCTAACATTTTTTGTGTTCCTAATATATGTAGTTGATAAGAATTATTGGTTTTTGGTTTATATATACATCCATCACCATCAATATACCCTATTATAAATGCCAAAGCTAAATTTAATTTATTTATATTTGGTGGGTTATATATTAAACTTTTATTTTCTACTATATTAAATTTTTTTTCTAAAATACTTGTTAATTTTTTTGCTCCTGTTATAGAAATATAAGGATATATTTTTCTATAAAATAGAATATTGCCATCATATTTTAAAAAATTTTTAAAATTTCTTAATGTAGAAATGTCTCTTTCATGTAGAGTTAGAGATATTCTTTTTGATTTTTTTGAAACTTTAAATAAACAACCATCCGCTGCTAATAAACCAGCATAATAATATACTTCTTCGTTATCATTTAAAAAAACCGTTTCATCTAACCTATATTTGCTATACTTTCTTAAAGTAGGATCTCTTTTTTCCAATCTTATTTTTTTGCTTTTTAGATTCATACATTTTTTGCAAACTTTTCTTCTTTTATTTTGTTTTTTGTTTCTATAATAAAATAAAAAATCTTTTTTTTGAATTTGACACTTGTTGCATTTTATCATACAATAATATTTATACATTGGATAACATTTAAAGATAAAATAATTCATAAAAAGAAAGGTAGGATATACATATCAATATTTTCATTCTTGACAACTGCCCAATCAAATCAGCACAATTCCATGCCGATAAGCATTCATCGAAGATGTGTGTCGAACTTCTGCAACAGCTTGGTAGTGCGGTAATTAGACATGGTGCAACAAGTGAAATGATGCCATTGACAGCAAAGGGAACTCCCCTTAAAGGAGGATACCACTTTCATCCTTGCACTCAATGGGTAGGGCATACGAGATCGAATTTTAATTGGGCATCAGTCCATGCCCTTGAACTCTGCAATGAATACACCAAAAGATATGGTAAAGTCCATGCTTGCCAAAAAGGAATTGAAAAATTGTGTGATATGGATTATCTAGTTCCAGAAGGAGAACTCACAAATTTTGCACTTGCCATGCCCAATCAATATAAAAATCCCGATGCGGTTGTGGCATATCGCAATTATTATCTCAATGAGAAAAAAGACTTTGCAACATGGAAACTTGGAAATGTTCCATATTGGTGGAAAATCTAGTTGACATCAAAACCAATTTCTGAAAGAATCAATCCTGTTCAATCAAGAATAAACAACCAACAAAACCAAATGAAAAATAAAATAAAAAATCTCGATGAAGAAGAACTCGCAATCCTTTTGGAAGCCGCATGGTTTTCCTTCAAGCATCATTATGAGGAACTTGCAGAATATCTTGACCTTGCCGATGATGAATTGGAACCACTTATGTCAAAATTGGATTTGATGTTGTATTGATGCTTGACATCTTCCAACATCTCTGAAACAATACACGCTCAACAATCAACCACAATAAAACCAAATGACAGCAAAACAACTCATAAACAAACTGGAAAAAATCTGCCAAGAAAATATGGTGGAAACAAAAGATGTTCAAATCAATTTTCGGTGGGATGACAATTCCGATGTATTCCGTATCAAGAATGCAGAAGAAGACTTGTTTGATGAAGAAACAAACAACATACTTGAAAGCATTTGCCTAAAACCATATAAAAAATAAAACCAAATGAAAATGGAAATTGAAGTTGAAACAACAGGTGCATACCAACTTGGTTTCAAGCATGGTCTTAAAGAGGGAGTGGATATGAATGCATACGAAAATGATCTTGAAAAAATCTGGTATCGTATGGGATTTGATGCAGGAGTAGCGGAGTATTGTCGAAGTGATAGTCTGGAAGATTTGGACGACGACCTCGACATTTATCCCCATGACTATATTCGCTAAAAATACTATTGACAAAACTTAAAAATCTGAAAGAATAAAAAATCTATGACAAATACAAGTGAAACCGAACAAGAGTATGAAATTGTGAAGTATGCCTTGACATTTCTTCTATCCAATCTGGATGATGATATTATTGAGGACATGAGCGAATATGTTGGAACCGATGACTTTGATGAGGTGGAAGCAATTCTGCAAAACATCATAGACAAACAATGAAATCATTTTTCGTTACCACAAGTGACCAAGACGAGGATGGTTTTCTCGTTGAGGCAAAAGACATAAACCATGCAAGGGAAGAGGCATTGAGGGAACTTGGATGGTATGTGGTAGAAGATGACACAGAAGAAGAAACCCCATAAAATGACAAAAAAAGTGCAAAAAACACCTGTAAAAAAGACACAAATTGTAGAAATTACAATCAAAAGAACATTTGAAGTTCCAGAGGGAACAGAGATTCTAAAGAACAAGAAGCATGGAATCCATATTGTGAACAAAAAGAAAGCATTGGATGCCTATCCAGACCTTGAATTGTTCCAATTGGAAGAAACAGGAAAGGATATGATTGAAATGGTTTTTTCTGATATGGAAACCCATTGGTTCTTTCAGAATGTAAAAACAGAATATACCGCAAAGAAGGGTAACAAGAAAATCCAATTGGAAATTAAATCGGGAGTCTTGAATTAAAACAACCACACAAATCATTACAGAAATTGAAATCTAATGTATAGAGAAGCACTTTTACCCGCTTTTTATTCCGCATTCATGGAACGCACTCCACTTCTCACAAGGGAAGAGGAAAATAAACTATCCAAGGATATTCTTGGAAAGTCGGAATTAAAAAAGAAAAAAGCAATCGAAAAATTAGTGGAGAGTAATCTTCGACTCGTTGTAAAGATTGCAATGAGTGACTTTTCATGGTTTGCTGACAAGCAGGACATTATTAGCGAGGGAATGGTGGGCTTGCAAAAAGCCGCATCCAAGTATGATTCTTCCTTTGGGGCAAGGTTTTCCACTTACGCCGCATTCTATATTCGCCAATGGATTCATAGTTTCATTAGCAGGAGTGGTCTTGTCCACATGACAAAACATACGGCAACATCCTATACCAGCATCCAGAGGATCATGCAAAAATTGAAGGAAGATACTGGAAGAGAACCAACAATAGAAGAGATCGCGGATAGTCTTGGAATGAAAAAAGAAAGGGTGGAAGAAATTTTGGGATTCAAATTCTCCTATGTCCCGATGGATAGTCCCTTCCATGACGATGAGAATAAAACATTTGCAGATGTATTGAGGGACGAGAATGCAATATCACCAGACATGGTTGCAGAACAAAATAGTGAATTTGAACAGGTTCCAGACCTTTTGGATGTATTGAACGAGAGAGAAACACTTTTAATTAAAAAACGATTCGGATTTGATGGGGAAGAACCAATGATCTTGGAGGATATTGGAGAGATATTCAAGGTAACAAGGGAAAGAGCGAGACAGATACAAGAGATTGCATTGAATAAGATTAGAAAGAATCTGAAAAATAAAAACAAACAACTCAAAGAAGTATGCGCCTAAATCCGTATAAGATTGGAATTGTATTTTATTCTGTTTTAATTATTTCCGTATTTTTTCTCATTGGTTGCGATACATTGGTGAAATACCAACAAAGGGAAATAATGAAAAAAGAAGCACAGGACATCTTAAATACACCAAACATCAAAAAAAAGCATTGACAGGTAAAGAGGGAAATGCGAGGATGTTCCTTGTTAAGTTAAACAACCAACAACAAACCAAAACAATGTCACAACAACAACAACTTACTCTTCGGTGTGCTTGTGCTGATCTAATCGGTGCAATGGAAGCAAGGAATAGCGGCAATGTGGAAAACCATGATTGGAATGCCCATCTAATGACAATCAATGATTTGATTAAGGCATATCCTTTTCTGAATGACTTTAAACCACAAATGCAAGAATTGAGCCTCCAACCCGCATGAAAAAAGTAATGATCGCAACTCCATGTAATGATGGAAAAGTTTGTTTGGAGTATACATTGTCATTAGTTGACTCAATAAAGTTCTGTGGAGCGAATGATATTGAGCTTTGTCCTGTATTTTTGGGAAACGAGTCGCTTTTGCAAATTGCAAGAAATGATTTGATAAAGATTGCCCATGATGCAGAGGTTGACATGGTGTGGATTGATGCCGATATGCAATGGAATCCTTCATGGATTTTAGAGTTAATCAATAGGAATGAAGATGTTGTTGGTGGAACGGCTAGGAAGAAAACAGATTTAGAAGAAACTTATGCCGTAAAGGTAAGAGACTTTACTTTACATCCAAATGGATTGATTAAGTGTGAGGGAATGGGAACAGCGTTTCTAAAAATGAGTAAGAAGGCTGTCAATTCAATCTATTCATCAAGTGATGTGTTCACGCATCATGGAAAAGAATGCAGGAATGTCTTTGAATGTATTGTAATTGATGGTGATTTTTATTCCGAGGACATCGTATTGTGTAAAAAATTAAGAAGTCTTGGATTTGATATTTGGCTTGATCCAAAAATGACTTGTGGTCATATAGGTAAAAAGAACTACATTGGTGACTTAAATCAATTTATAGAAAG